CTAGTCTTAATTCCCCTGAAAACGCCTCAACAAGTCATTATCGGCTTCAATCGGATGAGAACTAGTCATGACGGCTGAAAAGGGCTCAGAAGGGCTCGTATCGGTTGAGGGAGGGGTAACAGAAGTCCGTTATGGCTCTCAGACCCCTAGAATCCGTTCCAGACCGCTTGATTTACCTACGCGTGGCGATGAGATGATCCAGTTTTGCAAAGATATCGGCTTCCCGATGTTACCTTGGCAAGAGCAACTGGCTAGAGATTGCTTACGCTATAAGGCAGACGGCCGGTGGGCTCACCCACTTATAGGCATCATGCTTCCACGCCAACAAGGCAAGTCTACATTCATGGCGCTTAGAATCTTATTCGGTATTTACGTCTTAGATGAGAAGATGCACCTTGCAACGGCTCACACACTTAACACGGCTGCGGAAATTTACTACAAGGTCGGACTTATGATTGAAAACAGCCAATTACTCATGGATAACTTTCTAAAGAAGTATGAGTCCAAGGGTTCCCAAGAGATGCGCTTCAAGAATGGCGCTCGTTACTTAATCCGTGCCGGTAATTCAGCCGCTCGAGGAATTGCCGCGCCAGATGTAATTCACATCGACGAATTGCGAGAGTTCGATACTGAGGACGTATGGTCTTCTATGCGATTTACCCAGATGAGTAATCCGAATCCTCAGAGTTATGTTTATTCGAACGCAGGTCACGCTAACTCGGTCCTCTTACTTAAGTTCAGAGAACGAGGTCTGGCCGCTTCAGAAGGAGCAGACGATTCGATCGGTTGGTTCGAGTGGAGTGCAGTGCCCGGCGCAGACATCACCGATAAAGAGGCTTGGTATCAATCCAACCCGTCTTTAGGACATACAGTCCATGAGGACAATATCAAAGACTCATTATCAGACCGCGAGGACATCTTTAGAACGGAAGTTCTTTGCCAATTCGTATCCATGATCAACCCAGTTATCTCAGAGGCAGAATGGAAGAAGTGTAAGGCGGAAGTTCCAGAATTAGACGTTGAGAAAGATACTTGGATGGCGATCGACCTTAGCCCAGACAGAAAACACGGGTCACTCGTTGCGGGTCAGAGAATCGATAGCGATAAGTTCTTGGTGACCTTGCTTCACACTTGGTTTAACCCAGTTAATCTTGACGATAAGGAAATGGCTAACGATATTGCGTTCTGGGTGCGCAAGTTCCCAGTTAATCAGGTTGCCTATAGTAAAAGCACGGCTAGCGCAGTCGCGGCAAGACTTCAGCCAGCAGGAATTCCCATGTATGAGATTGGCGGTCAGGAATATCAGCAATCATGCGATGAGTTCGTCTCAGCCGTGACATCGATGAGACTTCAGCATTCAGATCAAGAAGAACTCAGTAAACAAGTCTTAAGCGCGGTAAAACTTACTCGCGGAGATGGTGGATGGGTCATGGGTCGCAAGGCTTCTGGGATTGTGTGTGGTGCGGTAGCGGCTGCAATGGTTACTCACTTTGCAACACGCGGAGAATCAGAAGTAGACATTCAGATAGGATAATGTCTGGACAATAGCGTATAATATGTCCAATGGGAATTCGGGACATCTTCACATCAAAGCCAACGGTAGAAATTACCGTAGATGCGGCTTCTACTCCAGCGCCATTTAATAACACGGCGTCATTTAACCCTTTTGTCTTTACTCAATCGGTAGCAAGTCGCCAGCAAGCGATGGCAGTTCCAACAATCGCCCGTGCTCGTAATATTATCTGCACTACTCTTGCAGGATTACCTTTAGAGCAGTACTCAAAACTTAACGGCGGGCATCAACCAACCCCAGCCGTAATCAATCAGCCAGACCCACGCGTTCCCGGCTCTGCCATTTACGCATGGCTAGCAGAAGACTTACTATTTCACGGAATCGGTTATGGACAAGTTCTTGAACAGTACGGAGATACAGGACGCGTTCGTTCATGGACACGCGTAGCACCTGATCGCGTAACTCCTAAACTTAATCATCTTCAGACAGAGATCGTCGGCTATCAAGTCGATGGTTCAGTCGTTCCTAATCAAGGCGTAGGATCGCTAATCGTATTCTACGGAATGGACGAAGGACTTCTCAATCGCGCCGGTCGTACAATTCGTGCGGCTCATGCACTAGAGCAAGCGGCGGAAACTTTTGCGAAAGAGCCAGTACCTCTACAAGTTCTTAAGTCTAACGGAACGAATCTACCGGCAGAACGTATTTCAAAACTTCTAGAATCATGGCGTAACGCTCGACTTACAAAGTCTACTGCGTTTCTTAACGCCGATGTAGAATTGCAAGCGCTTGGCATCGACCCCTCTAAGTTACAACTAAATGAGGCCAGACAATATGTGGCGCTCGAATTAGCCCGCGCTTGCAACCTTCCCGCGTACTTCGTAAGCGCTGAAATGACGAGCATGACCTACTCCAACGCAGTATCAGAGCGTCGTTCGCTTATCGATTTCTCAATGAAACCAATCCTAACCGCGATCGAGCAACGCCTTAGCATGCCGGACTTTGTGTCTTCAACCTCGACGATCCGTTTCTCACTAGACGAGTTCCTCCGTACAGATGCGCTTCAACGCGCTCAGGTTTACGAGATTCTTAATCGCATTGGCGCTATGAGTGTCGAGCAGATTCAAGAAGAAGAAGATTTAATTCATAACGAGAGGAACGACGCATGAAGATAACTATGCCAGTGGCAATTACGGCGGCGGATGCAGAGTCACGCATCATCGCTGGGCGTATTGTGTCTTGGAACGCTGAAGGCAACACCTCAGCCGGTCGCACGATGTTCGAGAAGGACTCGATCAAGATGTCTAAGAACACAAAACTAGTTCTCCAGCATGACGTTACAAGACCCCTTGGAAAACTCGTAAGTTTTGAGCAAGATGAGCAAGGCATTATCGCAGAATTTAAGATCGCTAAGACCACCGCCGGTAATGACGCCCTCGAAGAGGCGGCAACAGGACTTCGTTCTGATTTCAGCGTTGGAGTCGATGTTGAAGAGTGGAATAACAAAGACGGCGTAATGGCAATTAGCGCAAGTAACTTAATCGAGGTTAGCCTCGTAACAGACGGCGCAATTCCCGGCGCTGAGGTCGCAAAAGTAGCGGCAGTAGACAATGAAGTTTCTGAGCCAACTCAGGAAGAAATACCATCAACCACAGAAGGAGAACAAGTGTCAGACACTACCGTTCCAGAAGTCGCATCTGCCGCAGAAACGGTAGAGGCTGCAAGAGTCGAAGTTAAGGCTGCAACAGCACCTTATATTTCAACAACAGTTCGTAACCCTATCGTTGATAAGGCTTCTTATCTCGAGCACTCAGTCCGCGCTTCACTTGGTAACGAAACATCAAAGATGTACGTTGCAGCAGCAGCAGACACAACAGACAACGCAGGATTAATTCCTACACGTCAATTAACAGAAGTTATTAACGGCATCTCAAACGCAGATCGTCCATTTATTGACTCAATTTCAACAGGCGCACTACCAGACGCAGGAATGTCTTTTGAAATTCCTAAAGTTACAGTAGCACCAACAGTCGCAGTCGCTTCAGAAGGTGGCGCACCATCAGAAACAGATATGAACTCAGCGTTCGTTTCAGTTTCAGTACAAAAGTTTATTGGACGTCAAACCTTCAGCCTTGAGTTGTTGGATCGTTCATCTCCAGCGTTTTTCGCAGAACTCGTACGTCAAATGGAATTTGCATACGCAAAGGCAACAGACATTGCAGTCGGAACTGCTTTAATTAACGGTGGAACAGACGGCGGAAACCGTGCAGCACTTACAACTGGCGCTCTAGTATCTGATTTTGTATCAGATGCAGCCGTGTCAATCTACAAGGGCACACTTGGATTTGCTGAGAACATCGTCGTATCTCCAGAACAATGGGGCGCACTCATGGGCTTGGTCGATTCTTCAAACCGTCCAATCTTCCAGCAAACAATTAACCCACAGAACGCCGGCGGAACTTTGACGGCTACTGCAGTTCGCGGAAACCTACTCGGACTAAACCTTCGCGTATCACGCGCACTCACAGATGGATCAGGACTCGGCGATAATACACTTATCGTCGTAAACCCAGATGCATACACATGGTACGAATCACCACGCCTATCACTTCAGACGAACCTTATCTCAACAGGTCAGGTAGAGGTCGGGTACTACGGCTATGGCGCAATCGCTACAAAGATTGGCGCTGGCGCATACCGCTTCATGGTTGCGTAGTCACAAACTAATCATGGGGGGGCGGTTGCTCCCGATCGCTCCCCCAGTCGTTTACTAGAGAGGATGTAGAGATGCCGTCAATCGTTACGGTTGCTGAACTGAGGTCAATCCTTGGCGTTTCTACATCCCTTTATAGCGACGCTTATCTAGCAGATGTAATTGATACGGCCGAATCCGTAATTTTGCCTATGCTCGTCAAGTATTCAAGCCCGATCGATGTAGTAGCGTTGCAAGACAATATCGCTACATATTACGTCTTGGGCGATAACAATTTTTCAGAGGGTCAGAGCGTAGTCATTACTGGCGTAGGCTCCCCATTTAACGGCACCTTTACAATTTTAGAATCTAGCAACATCGATTATGATTCTTTCATTCTCCGCTCTAATTCACGCATATTTTTAGACGGTTCTTACCGTGAGTTTAACGGATTCTTTACAGTATCTATAACTAACGCAGACATAACTGAGCGCAAGGTTATCCCTTCAGGATTGGCTACCCTTTCAGGCGCTGCCACTTATGTAGGTAATAGCGCAGTCGAGTCAGCCGTATTAGCAGTATCGGTAGAGGTATTCCAATCTCGCATCGCCCCCGGCGGTCAGATTGAAGGCGTAGATTTTACTCAGGTATCGCCATATCGTTTAGGTCGCAGTCTTTTCAATAGAGTGTCAGGGCTGCTAGGGCCGTTTATTGACACCGATTCTATGGTGCAATAATGCCAGCATCGACCATTCTTGACACGGTACGCCAGCCATTAGCCACCGCCTTCGCTAACGTTGCCGGTAATGTGTACGCATACGTTCCCGAGGCTCCTATGGTTCCGTTCGTTGTGACCGTCCCAGATTCTCCCTACCTCGAGTTAGAAACAATTAATAAAAGCACACTTCACACAAAAATTAATCTCGTGATCTCGGTTGCTGTTGCGTATAACTCCAACCCAGCATCGCTCGACAATCTCGAGCAACTAGTAATGAGCGTTCTGAAAGTAATCCCAGTCGGGTACACAATCGGGGCGGTTGAAAAACCTACGGTAACTCAAGTCGGGCCATCTAATTGCTTGGTCGCAGATATCAGAGTTTCTACCTACTACACACAAACAACATAAAGGATAAATAATGGCAACCACAGTAATAACAGGTCGCGATATTTCTCTATCTTTCACAGGTGGAACAGATATCGAAGCACAAGCAACAAGCGCAGTACTCACAAAGACTAACGTTCGCGAGACATATCAGACACTCGATGGCGAGGCTTACAAGACCACAAACATCGAAGGTACTTTCGCGCTATCTATGCTCGCAGACTGGGGCAAGGCTAACTCAGTATGTGAGGCTCTCTGGACAGCGGCTGAATCAGCGCCAGACACAGATATCACCGTTAGCCTTACAGCGGCTACGGGTGCGGTATTCTCATTCCCAATCATGCCAGAATTCCCTACAGCAGGAGGCTCTGGAACGGATGCTCAGACAGTAGACTTTACTTTCAAAGTATCAAAGGGCGCAGTTACTGAAACATTCAGTTAATCAACAGAACGGGAGCACAAAATGCAACAGAACATAACAATTAAATATATAGACGGAACAGAAACCACTTACCAAGTTCGCCCACCAGATTACGCTAAATGGGAATTAACCACCAAAAAGGTTATTTCTCAGTTCGGTGGAATGTGGGACATCCTTTACGTAGCCCATAGCGCTATGAAGAGAGATGCCGGGGGCAAAACAGTTAAGCCGTTGGATGTATGGATGGAATCGATCGCAGACGTTGAAGTCGGTGACGAAAACCCAAAAGTCATCCAAGGGGAAGCGTAAGCCGACTCTTAATTGAACTGGCAATCGCTACCCAGATCCCTATGGATCATTGGCGAACAGGTGAAGATATCTTAACCGCTATTGAAATATTAGAGGAGCGTAATCGTGGCAAGTGATCCAGTAGCACTAGATCAAGCGCAATTACGCCAAGTATTCAAGGCGCTCAAAGGTATGACGGATGAAGCAAAAGATGAAGCGAAACGCCAGTCGGGAGCGCTGGCGGAATTCGCTCGATCAGAGATCATCCAGACGGCTAACTCTCGGCCAAGCCGAGCAGTAGCAGGACGTATCGCTAGTGGAGCCCGTGTCAAGAAGTCATCTAAGATCGGCGAGATTACTTATGGGTTCGCATCTCAGAAGTTTTCAGGAGGAGCAAGCACCAAGGACATCTGGGGCGGTTCTGAGTTCGGTTCCAACAAGTTTAAGCAATTTCCAGTCTGGTCAGGCCGCGAAGGTCGAGGCTCTAAAGGCTGGTTTATTTATCCAACGTTACGCAGGATTCAACCTGAGATAGTCGCTAAGTGGACTACCGCATTTGATAAGATTCTAAAGGAGTGGACATAATGGCCGCAACATCCAGAGCCTTAACACTTAAACTCCTTGCAGACGTTGATAGTTTTACAAAGAATCTTAATAAGGCTGATAACGACGTAAAAGGTTTTGGCGATAAAGTCGGAGCATTCGGTAAAAAGGCTGCCTTAGCATTTGCAGCCGCAGGAGCAGCCGCAGCCGCTTATGCCGGTAAATTACTGGTCGATGGAGTAAAGGCCGCGATCGAGGATGAAGCCGCCCAAGCCAAGTTAGCAAAGACTTTAAGTAACGTCACGGGCGCTACAGAGAAACAAATTGCAGCCGTCGAATCACAGATACTTAAGACTTCCCTTTTAACTGGCGTAACAGACGATGAGTTACGTCCAAGTTTTGAAAGATTCTTACGCGCCACAGGCGACGCAGATAAGGCACTTCAATTACAGGCTACCGCGCTTGACGTAGCCGCAGGTAGTGGCAAGTCGCTCGAAGCCGTCACTAACGCAATGGCTAAAGCCCAAGAGGGCAACACCGCGTCATTGGTAAAACTGGGCGTAGGTCTTACAGCCGCAGAACTCAAGACAATGTCGATGGAAGAGATCACGGCAAAACTCGCTGAAACCTTTGGCGGTCAGGCATCTGAACAGGCCGATACATTCCAAGGCAAGATGCAAAGACTTAACGTCGCATTTGCAGAAGGTAAAGAAACCGTCGGAGCATTTGTCCTAGATGCAATTACGCCAATGGTTACTAATTTTGTCAATGAAGTTATACCGGCGGTTCAGAAGTTAGCAGAGGAACTAGGGCCGAAATTAACTCCAGTATTTACAGCGCTGACGGATTATATTCGCGATTACGTAGTTCCTACGCTTAGATCCATGTGGGCATTTATTACCGAGTTCGTCATTCCAGCGATTTCAGCATTTTTAACTCCAGTAATCGATGGCCTGAGATCAGCCTTTGAGAAGGTAACCGAAAAACTTGCCGAAAATGAAGAAAAGTTAAAACCTCTCGTAGCGTTATTTAAGACGGTCGCCGCCTTCGTGCGAGATTTCTTAGCCCCAGTAATCGGCACACAATTAAAATTCGCCTTTCAAGCCTTGGGTACGGCAGTCAGTATTATTATTGATAACTTTGCGACTCTTGTCGATACCGTCAATAATGCGTATAACGCAATTAAAAGACTAGTTAAATTTATTGACGAAAACCCAATCGCCTTAGGCTCTACAGGTATCGCAGGTTTTGGCTTGCAAAAGTTATTCGGTGGAGGCAGGGCTCTGGGTGGCCCAGTTAATGCTGGCACTACCTACATGGTCGGCGAACGCGGCCCCGAATTATTTATGCCCAACACAAATGGCAAGATCATTCCTAACAATCGTCTAGGCAATAATTTAGCCGGTGGCACAGTTATTAACTTGACGGTTAATGGCGCAATCGATAGCGAATCAACCGCTCGCCAGATCGTCTCTATTCTTAATAACTCTGCCGCCAGAGGCACACTAGGCGCAGGGCAACTAGTCACCCCATGACCGCATATACACCTAGTTTTAAAGTAATCGTTGATGGAGAAGAATTAAACGATGTAACCATCGCCGACTTTACTATTACTTCAGGCCGTACAGATATCTATCAACAGCCAGTCGCCGGATATTGCCAGTTACAACTTCTTAATCTTGATAATTCATCTTATAATTTTAACGTCGGTTCAGGCTTAACCGTTGAAGTAACTGATTCAGTAGGCGCTTACATACCAATTTTTGGTGGGCTCATTTCAGATTTTACGATAACGGTTAATAACACAGGCGAATTAGGTTACACAACCGTAGCAAGTGTCACAGCCCTAGGAGCCTTATCTAAATTACCTAAAATTATCGATGAAGGTATTCTCTCTCAGGATTTCGACGGGGATCAGATTTACACCCTTCTTTCAGGTTATCTTCTCGGGTCATGGAATGACGTATCTCCAGCCTTAACTTGGGCGGCTTATAACCCCACTGAAACTTGGGCAAACGCAGTAAATATAGGATTAGGCGAGATTGATCAGCCGGGGGACTATGAACTCATATCACGCTCATCTAGCGAAACAGACCTTTATTCACTTTGCACCGCTATCGCTAACTCAGCCTTCGGGGTCCTTTATGAAGATGCTAACGGCAACATCGGTTATGCCGATTCGACTCATCGTCAAGACTATCTAGCCAGTAATGGTTATACGACTCTAGACGCTAACCACGCCAACGGGGTAGGTCTTTCTGCCACTACTCGCGCTGGCGACTTGCGTAACTCCTTTACTATTACTTATGACAACAATGGCAACCAAACTTATACCGCAACCGATTTAGAAAGTCAGGCGCTCTACGGCGTTTATGGCGAGGCTTATCTTTCTCGCATTAAAAAAACAGTGGATGCCGAATCTTTGGCTAATCGATACATCGACTTACGCGCCTTCCCTTACGCAAAATTCCAGAATATAACCTTCGTATTAGGAAACCCTGAGATCGATGATGCCGATCGAGATGCCTTAATTAACATATTTCTCGGTCGTCCAGTCTGGATTCAGAATTTACCGCCTAATATCACCGGCGGCTCATTTCAAGGCTACATCGAGGGCTGGACGTTTCGGGCAACCCTTAACAATCTCACGGTAACATTCAACGCATCTCCTATAAACTTTAGCCAAGTTGCGGTAAAATGGGAACAAGTAAACGCGGCGGAAGCATGGAACACACTTAACCCAGCCCTCACGTGGCTAACAGCGATCGGAGTAGTAGCGTAATGGCAACAACGACAACCAACTTTGGATGGGATATTCCCCAGTCCACAGACCTAGTAAAGGATGGCGCCACCGCTATCGCAGCACTTGGTCAAGACATAGATACCGCTCTGATTGATTTAAAAGGCGGTACAACTGGACAAGTATTATCCAAGGCCTCAGGTACTGACCTTGATTACACTTGGGTTACGTCAAGCGCCAGTAAAGTGCTGCAAATTGTTACATCTTCTTTGACGACTACGGCCTCTACAACAAGTACTTCATTCGTAGATACGGGCTTGAGCGTTACTATTACTCCAACAAGCGCAAGCAATAAGGTATTACTTTTCGTCAGCATGGCTCATGCTTCTACTGGTACCAACGATGCTTCTTTTATAACATTGACTGATAATTCAAATAACATTTTGATTGATGCCTCAAGCCCAGGCTCACGCACGCCGGCTATGGTGCGTAAAGAAGGGGCTACGGTTGAGCAATATACAATGAACGCTTCTTCTCTAGTTTTTAGCCACACGCCAGGCGTTACATCGGCCTTTACTTACAAATTGAGGCATCGAGTAACCGCAGGCGGATCTGCCACGTCATGGATCAATAGAATTCCAATCGATGACAATACTTCTTCATACCCTAGAGGCGTCTGCACAATTATAGCGATGGAGGTTCTATAATGAATAAAGATTATCCTGCAATTCTTTTGCGTCGTTATGCTGGTGCCCAATGGTCAATGACTGGCGATGATTATGCCGATCTTGAGTGGCTAGATGATTCAGACAAGCCAAGCGAAGAAGAATTAGATGCCCAATGGACTTCAGTTCAAGCAGAGATTAAGCAAGAAAAAACTGCAAAGATTGAAGCAAAGGCTGCATTGCTTGAGCGTCTTGGCATTACTGCAGAAGAAGCAGCCTTACTACTAGGATGAAACCAGTATTATGCAAGGCAGCGCAACAACTTCGAGAGCAGTTCGACGATTGCTACAGTGATCGCGATAGGCGTTCCGATGGCTGGATCGGCGATCTCCGTCATTCAGCGCGTCCTAGTGATCATAACCCTGATCCAAAGACTGGGGTGGTTAGAGCGATCGATGTCGATCGAGATGTACATAAGTCAGGCAAGCCCGACCTCATGCCCGATATTGCAGATCAACTTCGACTCGCAGCCAAGGCAGGAGATAAGCGAATTTCCTACATTATCTTCGCCGGTCGAATTGCATCGTCTCGCATGGGCTGGCGCTGGCGTAAGTATTCTGGAAGCAATCCGCATAACGCTCATTGCCATATCTCTTTCACTACAAAGGGCGACACGGATAGTTCGTTCTTTAATATACCGCTATTAGGAGGCACAGTATGAACATGAAACATCCAGCAGTAATCGCGGTAGGAGCATTCCTAGCAGTATGGGGAACTACTTCTAACTTTGATCTTAACTATCGATCAATCCTCGGCGCAGTAGTGGCAGGAGTATTCGGATACGCGAGCCCTAAAAAGTGAGCCAAGAAAACTTCTTTACCCTTTACTTTGCTAGCCTTGCCGTGATCGGTGGGCTGGCAGGTTATGTCATCACGCATCTACTGTCTGAAATTAAGCGACTAAACTCGCGTGTCGATGAGATTTATAACATCCTCTTGGAGCGATAATTTCAATATGGCAAAGAAGAAGGTTATTGATCTCGATACTTATTCACAATTAGACGCGTGGGCTATTAGCCTGCATGAGATGTACCGCGCATTGCGCCGGGCTGGCTTTGCCATTGATATCTGTCTAGCGATTATCTCTGATCGAGATGCTTACCCTGATTGGATCTTGCCATCGATCCCCGACCGCGTGGATCGCCTACCCTATGAGGATGACGAAGAGGACTAATGAAGCGCATAGTCATAGTGAGCGACCTACAGGTTCCGTTCCACGATAGACACGCAGTTAAGAATCTAGCCAGTTTTATCACTAAGTTTAAGCCGCACGAAGTAGTCACGATAGGAGATGAGATTGACTTCAACACCATCTCGAAATGGTCAGAAGGCACACCCGAAGCCTATGAGCAGACGCTTGGAGACGATCGCGATGAGGCTGTTCAAGTACTTTACGATCTACAGGTAACCCAGACGATTCGGTCTAATCACACAGACCGCCTCTACACCCAGATCATGAGGAAGATTCCTTCATTTCTTTCATTGCCGGAACTTAGATTCGAGAAGTTTATGCGGCTTGAAGAGTTAGGGATCACCTTTCATAAGAAGCCTTATAACATCGCGCCGGGCTGGATTGCCGTTCATGGAGATCATACCCCTATCAAGTCACAGGGGGGTCTCTCAGCCCTTGAGGCGGCTCGTAGGCACGGGAAGAGCGTTATATCAGGACATACGCACAGAGCGGGGCGATCGTCCTTTTCAGAGGCGTCTGGAGGCCGTATAGGGCGTGTTCTGCATGGCGTAGAGGTAGGCAACCTTATGGACTTTAGCAAGGCGTCATATACCAAAGGATCGGCTAACTGGCAACAAGCCTTCGCGATTATGTACGTCGATGGCAAAAACGTTCAGGTCGATCTGATCTACATCGAGAAGGACGGGACTTTTGTCGTTGCCGGTAAGCGCTATGGACGACCTAGATAACGATTTAGCGCGCTCGATCGATGATCATATAGACGAGGCAGAATTGTTACCGTTTCGTTATCAAAATTCTATAGGCGTTTAGCCTAGCCGTATGTAATCTTGCCCTAACAACAACAAGGGAGGCAAGATGTTCGACACAGTTCTGCAAGACGTAGTAGCGATTGTCGTTATGTGTGCGTTATGGTTCCACCTAGGCCGCTCAGTCGGTATTCGCGTCGGTTATCTTAAAGGCCGTAGAGCCGTTAGGGATTACTACGAATCCAAAGAAAAGGTGAGAGTGTGAACGCAGGTGAGTTCCTTACAGAAGCAAGAGCAATCATTCAAGATCGTGGTATGGACTATGGTCACCCATCGGACAATATGTCCCGAACGGCACGACTCTGGAGTGCATTCCTCGAGATGCCAGTCACTGATTATCAAGTCGCGACATGTCTTGCGTTGGTCAAAGTCGCTAGATCGATGGAAACTGGAAAGGTCGATAATTACATCGACGGAGCCGCATATATGGCAATAGCCGGACAATTACACACAGAGGAGAACGAGTTATATGTTTAATCTAGAAGATTACGAAACAGTCGAAGAACGTCTAATTAAGTTTTGGAAGGAGCATCCCGATGGACAGATACATACTCAACTTCTTGATCAGACCTCTGGTCGTTTTATCGTTATGGCTAGTATCTTTAGAACTGAGGCTGATCTTAAACCTTGGACTACTGGGCTCGCTGAAGAAACGGTACAAGGTCGCGGAGTTAATGCTACTTCCGCTCTCGAAAATTGCGAAACGAGTGCGATTGGCCGTGCTCTGGCTAATGCGGGCTATGCAACGAAGGGCAAGAGAGCGTCGCGTGAAGAGATGAGCAAGGTATCAAAGGCCACAGAAGTAAAGGCTACAATTGATGAAGTAAAGGCTAAGATGGCTAGTACTTCTGGCGAATACATTCCAGTAGTGAAGGAGGACGATCCTTGGACAATCAAGGCAGCGACTATGCCGCCCACAATGGGGGAAGCGGTTGCGACGGTGAAAGAGATTATTGGCGGCCAGACCGAGAAGGATATTCCACGTTGCCCTCATGGCGACATGATGTGGCGTACTGGTCAGAGCGCAGCCGGTAAGGCATGGGGGCATTTTAAATGCTCAGGAGCGGTAACAGGAGAACTCACTAGATGCCCTAAGGGTGAGGATGTTATCTGGTATGAGATCAACAAAGAGGGCGCATGGCAACGCCAGAAGGTGAGAGCATAATGGGATCACTACAATTTATGAACCAAGACGGGGAATGGGAATCATTTCCAACAGAAGATGAGATACATCGATCTAAAGAGGTTATTGCTATCTTAGAAGAGTTTACTTTTACGACTAGATGTTGCTTATGTAATGAGGCTATTCCTTATTTAGACATTAAGGTTAATCTTAAGAATAAGTCTTGGTCATGTTCTAAGTGTCACGCGGTTAATGGCCTCACAAAGCCGTAAATACCGAGGATTCTCGACTGAACGCACGGTTGCCAAGTACCTATCGACTTGGTGGGCTCATGCGGATATCGGTCGAGGGGCTGGAAAAGATATAACCCATGTTCCTTTCGACATGGAAGTTAAGGCTAGATCGGCGTTCCAGCCAAAGGCGTGGATCGATCAGGTCACAAAACGGGCAGGTAAAACTGGTGATCTGCCTATTGTTACGTGTCGCTTAAATGGTCAAGGGGAGAAGAGTCCTGAGGACTACCTAGCGTTTATGCGGCTTGGTGATCTGGTCGATCTATTGCTTAAAGCAGGTTACGGGGATTTTAAGGGTGATCGATATACACTAGAGCCTATGCGTTGCAATATGTGCGGCGCTTGGGCGTTTACGCCTACATGTAGGACGTGTGAGGTTGATCCAGATGCCGACTTATGAGTTTGAGTGCGACGAAGAGTCATGTTCAAGTAATGCCCGGATCGAAGAATGGCTATCAATAAATGAACCTCACGATTTAGAATGCCCGTTTTGCCATAGTCCTATGCATAAAGTTTACTCGTCAGTAGGTGTATCGTTTAAGGGCTCAGGATTTTATTCGACGGACAATAGATGAGCGACACGCCTCTGAACAGGACTTATGTCAATGGTCTTGACACATCTGGTACTCTCAGGGCTAGAGCCCCTAAAGGGCTCACACCGAGCCGCTTGCGGATCGCTCGGGGGGTAGCCATCGTTATTGGGATATCTCTATCTATAGTGAGACCTATAGAAGTACAGGCTAATGACCTAGTCATTAAAGAGATTAAACACTTGGCCAAAACAACACTTACTCATAAACAGTATTTATGTCATAACGAAATTATCTATAGAGAGTCAAGATGGAATCATCGAGCAGTAGGTAATATAGGCGGCACAAAGCAAGCGTATGGTTTATATCAAATGAAGTTAAAGAGCCTACATACATCTACTCATCAAAGGCAGTACTGGAAGTATTGGTACTATGTCGTACATCGTTACGGAATAACAGATAACAAGACAAAGGATGCTAACTATTGCAAGGCACTTAACCACCTCAAAACTAAGGGCTGGCAATGAGTAGCCTCAAGCGTGGTGGTGGCACTACCAAGTGGAGGCGTATCAGACAGACGATTATAGATCGTGATCAATGTTGCCAGATGTGTGGAACAGAAGAGCGACTTACTGTCGATCACATCGTCCCAAGAGTGCTAGGAGGCGATGACAATCCATCTAACCTTCAAGTTCTATGCTCTACATGCAATTCATCTAAGGGGGGTAGGTTTTTTGAGAGCGCTAAGACACT